ATGACACTAAAAAAACCTTAGTGATAAATGGGACTGATTTTGCTGCGTCAATTAAAAAGGCTGCATTTGCTATTGATGATGATAGTTCTTTACCGCTAGGGTGTTTATCTGTTAAAATAACCCCTAATCAACTAAGAATAACTACATGTAACAGGCATGTGCTTTGTGATATTACGCATGTTATCAATGGCAATGTGACTGCCGATTTAATGATCCCCTCAAAATCAATACCTATTCTATCTGAATTAGAGGGTGATATATCCGTAATTATTTCTAAAAACACCATTGGTTTTTATTGCGAAAATACATCTATTATATGCACATTAGTAGATATGGATTACCCGGATGTCGACAGCGTTATTCCTAAAGATAATCCTATTCAAAGCGAAGTTAGCAGGGGGCATTTATTGGCCGCTGTAAAACGCACCATGACATTTGCAAACCGGGAAACCTTGACATTAAAAATGGATTTCGCTGATAAATTAAACATATCAAGCGGGGATGCAGGATTAAAACTAAAGGGTTATGAAACCGTTGCTTGTTCTGGCGGCGAGTTAACTATTGGATTAAATGCAAAGTACCTGGCTGATGTTTTATCGCGTGTGGATGATGATGTTTTAACATTCCAAATGTCTGCCCATAATAGAGCGATTATGACAAAAAAAGATAATGAATTATTTCTCATTATGCCTGCAATGTTAAAGAATTAATTATATTTGTTAGTCGGCTGCAAACGACAATTAAAAACATTTAACACCCATTAACCGGGGGAGGATTGCAGTCCGACCCTGATTAATGGGTTTCTTATTTTATGACCGATTACGATAATTTTTTAGAAACAAAGCGCCGCAAATTTACAGACGGCGGCTTTCACATCGAAACATCAGAACTTAACTCCCTATTATTCCCATTTCAGGCTTTTATTGTACAAACCGCATTACGGAAAGGTAAATTCGCCGTATTCGCTGATTGTGGTTTAGGCAAGAGCTTTATGCAACTGGAATGGGCATATAGAGTTTCAGAACAAACCGGAGGTAAGGTTTTAATACTTGCGCCATTGGCTGTTGTGGCGCAAACCGAACGCGAGGCAAATGTTTTCAATATTTCACTAAATAATATTGACATTTTTAATTATGAGCAACTCCATAACGTTAACTGTTCAAAATATATAGGCGTTGTTCTTGATGAATCCAGCATTATTAAAAACTTTGACGGTGCAACCCGAGATTTAATAATCCAATCATTTGCTGATACTCCCTATAAGCTCGCATGCACCGCAACGCCAAGCCCAAATGACCCAATGGAGTTGGGCAACCATAGCGAGTTCTTAAACGTGATGCCGTATAACGAGATGCTTGCTATGTACTTTGTGCATGATGGTGGCGATACCGCTAAATGGCGATTAAAAGGGCATGCTAAAGAACGCTTCTATGAATGGGTGTCTGAATGGGCTATCATGTTGTCAAAGCCGGATGATATTGGCTTTCCTATGCCGGGGTATAATCTACCAGAGTTAAACCTAATAGAGCGGCAAATAAAAACCAACACCCGTGATGACTATAAGATGTTTAACGATCTGGCAGTTAGCGCAACCAATTTCAACGGGGAGCTTCGCCTGACTAAAGTAGAACGCATTGAAGAAGTTATAGGCATTGTAAACAACTCAACAGAAACGTTTATAGTTTGGGTAAAGCATAATGATGAGGCCGAGGAATTACGAAAACTAATTCCCGGCTCTGTAAATGTTCAAGGTAGCGATACGCCGGAGTACAAAAAAGAAAAGTTATTAGGATTTGCTAATAATGAGTTTAGGGTATTGATTACTAAAACTAAAATTGCAGCAATGGGCATGAATTATCAAAATTGCCATAACCAAATATTTGCAAGCCCGGATTTTAGCTTTGAGGGGTTATATCAAGGCGTTAGAAGATCTTACAGGTTCGGCCAGCAACATGCTGTTAATATTTATATTTTGGTGACAGATACCATGCAAAACGTTATTCAATCTATCTACAAGAAACAAAAGCAATTTGAACACATGCAACAATCAATGGCTAAAGCAGTTATGAAAAATATTAAATCTGAAAAAGGTGAAATTAAGGATCGCGGAGTAAAAACTCTTAAAGGCGATAACTATGAAATATGGTTAGGCGATAGCGTTAAAACTATTAAAAATATACCCGATGAAAGTGTTGGGTTTTCTATATTTTCCCCGCCTTTCGCTGAATTATACACATACAGCTCTGAATTAGAGGATATGGGTAACTCTAAAGATTATAATGAGTTCCTATATGCTTTTAATTTTATTGTTCGGGATTTATACAGAATACTATGGTCGGGCCGTAATGTGGCTGTACATTGCATGGATTTGCCTATACAGAAAGGTAAAGAGGGTTATATAGGACTGCGTGACTTTAGCGGCATGATATTAAAAGCATTTTCAGATGCCGGATTTATTTATCATTCGCGTGTTACCTTATGGAAAAACCCAGTTACTGAAATGACCCGTACAAAAGCATTAGGGTTACTACATAAGCAAATTAAAAAAGATGCTGCTATGTCGCGCGTTGGCATACCTGATTACTTAATGGTTTTTAGGAAGCCAGGCGAACATTCGCACCCTGTTATACACCAGGATAAAGATTCATTAGCGCCGGGTTATCTACCTGTTGATATGTGGCAAAAAATAGCTTCACCCGTATGGATGGATATTGATTATTCCAACACACTTAATTTAAAGGGCGCTCGCGATGAAAAAGATGAGAAGCATATATGCCCATTGCAATTAGATACCATTGAGCGTAGCCTGCATTTATGGACAAATGAGGGAGATACCGTTTATACTCCTTTTTTAGGAATTGGTAGTGAATTATACCAGTCTATCAAAATGGGTCGGAAAGGATTAGGCGGCGAGTTAAAAACTTCTTACTTTGAATTGGCCGGTAAAAATTGCGCCAATGCTGAATTAGGTAAAGATCAATTATTATTACTATGAACCCACAACCACGACAATTTAACCCAATGATATGAAAGAGTATTTCAACTTAGACACCTCCACTAAAATATCCACAAGGGTTATTATACATCCAATGACATACGTAGGGTTACCTTTAGGATTAAACGCTGTTAAAGGGATGACTAAAAGATTTGACAACGCTAAAATGTCTGTAATGTGTGCTATTATATTGGGTCAGGCTGGATTGACATTATTTGACCTGCAATCTAAAAGCAGAAAAAATGATATTGTAAAAACCAGAAATATTTGCATGTACATTGGGTATAGTGTTTATAAATTCACCTTTAAAGATATTGGCATATTTTTCAACCGAGATCATTCAACTGTAATGAATAGCTGTAATGTGGTTAGAAACCTATCAGAAACGGATTATTCATTTCGTTCAAAATTATTGTACCTTATTAAAACATTCAGCAATGACAAATAACCAAAACATTAACGATCTTATAATTTCATGTGGTGGTTTGTGTGACTTTAGAGATGTAGTTATGCTTGAAAATTGTAAAGTTAAAGAGGAATTTTTAATCCGTAAAAGGATGGCTGAACGACATAGGCAAAATAAGATATACCGACTACGTAAGAAACATTTGTAATTGTGGGGTATTTGGTGTAAAATAAAGCAGGTGTAAAAGCCTGTTTTTGTGTAAAATAATCATACAAAGTGTAAAATAATTACTATATTAGCTACATGGAAACAAAAATGGTCGATAAGACTAAATTACTATCAATTCCTGATTATGCAAAATTAATGGGTGTCGAAAGGCAGACGGTATATAATTGGCTAAAGGATGAGGTCAAGCGAAAGGAAATTAATCTGGTTGAGATATCAGGCAGAAAATTTATTCAGTTATAATTTGTTGGCTTTAATCCTTTTACAACTTGACAAATGCAAGATAATATACAGCACCCAATAAACGCATTTAGCGAAGAAATGCAAAAGATTATATACCATTACTCCGAGGCTAAAGGTTATCCTGCCGAATTTTTTATAACGGCTTTTTTGGGCGCGGCCAGTACTGCATTGGGTAGATCTGTTACACTAACCACTGGAAACTACCAGGCAATAGCAAGTATTTGGTGTATTATCTTAGGCAAGAGGGGGCAGGTTAAATCTGAACCTCTAACAGACGCATTTAAACCAATTAAGCGGTATCAATTTGAAATTAACGAACGGCACAAAGCAGATCAGCAGGAAATTGACGAGTTTAAACAGAATAACCCAAAGGCTAAAACACAGGAATTAGCACCGCCAAAAAGGGTAATATTAAGCGATACGACACCCGAAAAGCTAATCATAACGCTATCCGAAAACCCTAAAGGCTGCGGCATAGTTTATGATGAATTAGCGGGGTTTGTAGGCCGGTTTAACCGTTACAATTCCGGAGCGGACGAACAGATGTATCTATCACTTTTCAATGGTGATACTATCCTGCGCGATAGGATAGGGCATGGCGCAAGCGCATATGCAAAACATAGCTACTTAACCATTATAGGCACAACACAGCCATCGGTATTAAGAGATGTGTTTTTCAGTAAAACGGGTAGCGGTTTTTTTGATAGGTGGCTAATTACCCAGCCCGAAAATATCGTAAAGCAATACCCTAATCAATTTGGTATCAACCCGATTGAGGAAGCCAAATATACAACTATTATAAACAGGATGCTTTCATTGGAATTTAACGATGCTAATTATAATCAAATGTCCTACACGCCAGAATCATGGCGGATATGCTTTGAGTACCAATGCGCTATTATTGATATTCAAAATCAGCCGGACGTTAATGATGATTTGCGCGGTATTCTGGCTAAAATTGAAATTTACATCCATAAATTTGCATTGCTATTACAGGCATTGGAATATGCCGAATCGGGTGATATTGATTTAGTTTATCATGTGTCTGAACAGTCCGCAAATGGCGCGGTGATACTATGCAAATATTTTGTTGACCAGGCACAAAAGGTGAGGATATTAAGCCCCGTTGAGATGCTTAAAGACCAATGGAAAGAATTATACATGCAATTACCCGATCATGGGATTAATTTTACAAGGTTAGAATTTGTAACTAAGGCCGGTAAAATGGGCTTAAAGCAACGGGCCGCTGACGATTTCTTAAAGGCCAACGCTGAAAGGTCGGAAGCGAAATTATTATTCAAGGTTGGGCACGGAACATACACTAAAAATTTATTTTAATATGGAAGTTACACCAATATTTCAAAAACAAGCATTTGAGTTTATATCACAACATCATAGACACCATAAGAAACCAGTTGGTAGTATTTTTCAGATTAGCGTAGTTGAAAACGGTAAAATAGTCGGCGTTGCTGTAGTAGGCAGGCCAGTGGCAAGAATGTTACAAAATGGCATAACAGCAGAGGTTACCAGATTGTGTACAGATGGGACTAAAAACGCTTGTAGTATGTTATATTCTGCATGTTGGAGAATAGCAAAAAATATGGGATATAAAAAACTAATAACCTATATTTTAGAAAGTGAAAATGGAGCAAGTTTAAGGGCCTCCAATTGGCATTTAGTTGGTATACGCGGTGGTGGTTCTTGGTCTGTGCCAAGTCGTCCAAGAATTGATAAACATCCTATTGAACAAAAATTATTATTTGAAATGGTATGATTTATAAAAAATTAGATAAAGATATGGCTATCGTGGTGTTAGAAGCAGAAGTCAACAAACAGAAAGAAATTATTGAAGATTTGATAAAAGCCTTAACTCCATTTATAGATAGTTGTTACAAAGGATGTAGTAAAAATGAATTAAATGGATTTAGGATAAATGCAGAAAAAGTTATAAAAAGTTTATGACCCCCACCTACATACAATCCCAACGCATAGACGTTTTAACGCCATCTGTTGCCATGACGCATATAACGGCAATAGTATGCGAGATGCTACAGGAGAACGTTGATTACGTGTCAAAAAACGGCATGACAGAACGCGCAAAAGTAAGCCGGGAAAGGCTATTGAAATTATTGGACATAACCGAAACGTTTAATTTACTGGCATCAGCAAACGCCACGTTACAAACGGAATGCAAGCACCTTTTCGCGCAAAATATCGCTCTGAAAAACCAACTTAAACAGATAAACGATGAAACAAACCTGGCAAATTCAATTTAATTTCTGCAATATCCGCAAAATGAAACAATATGAAAACGCCCTTTTGAGCAAACTGATGCATAAATTGCAGACTTTGCAATATTGCGTAACCAAAACATGAAATAAGAGGTACAATATATATAAAGTATATATAACTAAATATTTAGTTTATATTATATATTTTATAGAGTACCCTAATGCCGGCTACGGGAATTTGCAATTTCCGCAATTTGCCCCTTTTGAGCAAACTGATGCATAAAATATTTCCCCCATTTTGCAATATTGCATTTACACGACTTTACACTAAAAACAATGAAAAACATTAAAACTACCCCCTACACCCAACAAGACCTAACATTTAAAATAGCGGATATATTAGACCATTTGATGGATATTAAGTATATTAATACCGATGTTATAATTAATGCATATTCTCTTGAAGCAATAATATCGTCCACTATCGAAACACTCGGCCTGCAGCTAACCATTACCGACATGACAAAATTTGAGTGCGGTACAAATGAAACAGATGAATTACCTTTTTAAAAAATTATGAAAACACAACACGAAAAAAGACAATTATTAATTAAAGCTCTAAAAATTGAGCGGAATAGATTCGAAAGAAATAAATTATCAACCAAAGACCATGATGATGCTATTGCATATCTAAATAACGGATTTAAATTAGTAGACATGGAAGATGGTCCTTTGTTAGATGGGGTTATTTACGATTTTGATTGTATTTATACAGACTATTGCGATCAATAATTTAACACCATGAACAAAACCCAAATAGCAAACGCCGGCCTGTTATTTATGGGTGGGCAAGACCAGCCTAAAGTACAGCGAAAGTATTACAAACCGAAAGAACTCATCGTATCCCCAATAGTCGCGCAATATATGATCGACCGGGATAATGATATGTTGGGGGATGTTTTGGTTTGTGAGGAAACTAAAATTGAAATCTTAAAACGAAAATAAATATGAAACCATTAGAAAAAACAATCAAAAAGAATGTATTTATATACGAACAGCTAAATCGTAATGACGTATATGCTATTTACGCACAATTCTATAACGGTGACCTGATAGGTCACGAAGTATTTAAAATAAATAAATATCAAGAACGTGAGATATCAGGCGTTAAAATAGAAGCGCATGAAGCAATGGCTGGCGATAATCAGTTTGGAATTACGGCATGGAGTACTGGCAGAGATTATAATAATGCTCTAAATAAGTATAATGATTTATGCTTAAAAATAATTAATCATTGAAAGGAGAAATAAAGAATGAACAACGAAAAAGAAATGTATTACCAACTTAGCGATAATGCTGATTTGGGCGGTTTGTATTTGGCAAGCATCAATGATGTTATGCAACATATCGAAATGGACTTAGGGGATACACACCCGTCAGACAGAGAAAACGTTCAGTATACTATTTCGGTTGTATATATGACAGAGGATGAGTTTGCCAACTTGCCAGAATATGAAGGGTAATTTATTATGAGAAAACTAAAAGATATACGTTTAATTTTATCTTACCTAAGTCAGCCAAATACTCTTTTGGAATTTGATGGTTTGCACTATACTATCTTGCCAATTCACGAAGAAATCACTAAGCAGAAGTTTGATTTCTTATTAAGGAATAGCTGCTTAGAATTAGCAAAAGAAAGCAAATGGAGTTGCATCAAGTATTACAGATTAAATAAAGACAAGTATAAATCTATTTTATAATTAATATCCATGACAGTAGAAGAAATAATTGACGAACTCCTTAAGGTTGAGGATAAGTCACTAAGTGTTTATTATGAAGATAATGAATATGGGCATCAAATTATATGTCAAATAGTATATGTCAATAGAAATGTCCATCATTCAATTGATAAGGTTAATCCTCATTATATCCTGCAATGATTTTTAAAGAATCCCGCGAACAAGGCGCAATCGCCTCCTACCTCAAAAACCACCACCCAACCATTGAGTTTGAAACCGTGGAAAGGGAAGGCGCAAGGAACAAGGTTAAGCAAAACATGATTAAGAAAAACAATTCCCGTTCAGGTTGGCCCGATACCCGTATCTATTTATCATCCGGCGGCTATCATAGCCTAATGATCGAAAACAAAGCAAACGGCACAGAGTTATTCCAGAAACGTATCAACCGCTTTACTAACAGACACTACGAAGAACAGTATAAGTGTCACCAGGCTTTAATACAAGCCGGCCACGCTGTTTATTTTGGAATTGGCATAACTAACTGCTTAGAAATAATTGAACGCTATATAAGCGGTAATTTAAAGCCTTTTGATAACTTTGATTATATTAGTTGGGATGCTAAACAAGAAGATGCCGCTAATGAGTTTTTAAATAAGCATGGAGTTTAATTGGATTATGAAAAAATTGTTATATTTGGTTTGCTAATAAAAGCTAACATGTTAGATCAGCATAAAAGATTCGCAGACAAGTACTTTGAAACGCTAAATGGCGCACTATCAGCACGTTACGCAGGTTACGCCGATAGTGGAGCTGCTGTTGAGGCATGTAGATTATTAGAGCGTGCTGATGTTTCAGAATATTTGCAAATGCTAAAAGCTGCTTACTCTGAAAAAACAGGGGTAACGCGCGAAAAAGTATTAGCTGAAGTTGCTCGTTTGGCGTTTTCTGATATTCGCAATTACTATACTGGTGATGATAAGCTAAAAGCCATTACCGACCTTGATGATAACGAGGCGGCCGCATTAGCCTCTGTTAAAACATATGAGGAATATTCGCAACATGAAGTCATAGGCATAAACAAAGAAATTAAACTTTACGATAAACTTGCCGCGTTGGAGAAACTTGCAAGGCATTTAGGATTATACGAAAAAGACAACGAGCAAAAAGTAGAAAAACCTACTACCTTAAAGGTTGAGATTGTTAGGCCAATACCAGAAGATTAATGCAGGCAACAATTGTCTATGAACAAATATGGGATGCCATTAATCAAACCAATGAAGATGGCAGTAAGAAATATAGGTATTTCGTTTTAGAAGGTAGCAGTAGGTCAAGCAAGACCAGAAGCGTGTTGCAGATATATTACTGCTATGCCAATGCTATAGAACGTGCCAGGCTATCGGTATGGCGCGATACTAAAAAGGATTGCAAAGATACTGTACTCCATGATATGAATAAGGTTTACCCATCGCTGGAAAGGTTCGATGAGGTGACTTTAAATAAAACCGATAGCATATTTACATTCCCCACTAAAAGCACTATTGAGATTTGCGGAACGGATGAGCCTAATAAAGTTCACGGGTTCCAAGGTGAAGTAACTTGGCTTAATGAGCCGTATAATATTAGCAGGGCAACGTTCGATCAGTTGGATATGAGAACGTCCGACATTGTTATCATTGACTGGAATCCTAAACAATCGCATTGGGTAGATGATATTAAGAAAGACCCGCGCTGCAAAGTATTGCACAGCACCTTCAGGGATAACCCATTTTGCCCCCCAGAGCAAAGAATTAAGATATTGGGATACCAGCCTATCAAAGCCGCGCAGGTTGTTGAATCTAGTCAAATAACAGAAGATTTAGCGCGGGTATACGACTTTAATAATAACCCTTTATTATTTACCGATAAGCAACTAAAAGAGTTATTGAGGTGTATAAATAACGAGGCAAAGAATAGCTCAAATCTGTTCAACTGGCAGGTTTACGGGTTAGGTTTAAAATCTGAAAAACCAAACAGAATATTTAAATGGACTAAAATACCAGATCATGAATACCATGCATTAAATGTAACTAAATACAATGGCGTGGATTGGGGGGCAGTTGATCCTATGGGTGTATTGGAGGCTAAATATTACGATGGAGGATTGTACCTACACGAAAAAAATTACCGCTCTGAAAATGAGATAAGGGGTAATTTAACGCCAGATCAGTTAATTGAAATAAACAAAATTGACGAAGGTTTGATTATGTGGTATTTCAATAAGTTAGGATTAGGTAAAGAAGTGGTTACCGTATGCGATAGCAACCGGCCATTAAAGATATTGGCTTTACGGGCATGCGGGTTTGATTATGCCATTGCAGCAGTAAAGGGGGCTGGCAGCATCATTGACGGGATCGACCTGCTTAACTCATTGCGGGTTTACTATACTGAAAGCAGCCTAAATATTGAGATGGAACAGGAGAACTACAGCCGTAAAGAAGATCGATATGGTATTGTTTTGGAAGAGCCGGAAGATACATTCAATCATCTTATTGACCCCGCCAGGTATATAGCCGAACATTTAAGAAAAGAAGGAATAATTAGGAATATCTAAAATAATTGTATATTTAACCCCAATGAATTGGTTTCAACAATTAGGGGCATCTATATTCGGGTTACAACCATACCTTACTGAACAATGGGGGCAAGACTTGTTCCTACTTGATCCCAGAAGCGAATTTGATAGTCCGCAAACAGATAGGCTGAAAATGTTGGCCGTGTTTTCAAACCCCGCAGTACTTAAAGTGTTTAAACTACAGTGCGACATGTTCTCTTTGGGTAAGATTTCGGTTTATAATAAATCTGGCGTTGAAAAGAAAAATGATCCGGTTTTGCGATTATTAATGAACCCCAACCCATTTCAGCAAAAAAGCCAATTATTATGGGATTACATGTTTTGGAAGATGATGGGAAATGCCTATTGTTATGTAGATAGTGATAACGCTGCATCCGATAGCAATAAAATGTATTTCCTTGATAGCTATAAGATGTTTTTTCCCGATAGCATGCGGCAATATAAAGATATGATTGTGCTATCTGGTGCTACAGAAAAAGCCATAAACGATCAGCTAATAACATACAATTATGCTTCTGGCGGCAGTATACAGATAAAATGGGGTCGCATATCACACATTGCAGATCTAACAAACGGTAGCGGGGATTGGTTTCGTGGACGTTCTTCTGTGGATGCGCTATTTCAGGTAATTGGAAATTCTAAAGAATCATTAAAAGCAAAAAATATTACCACCCGATACGCAGGCAAATATATGGTAGCGGGCAAAGCAGACCCATCTAACGTTTCACAAATGCCAATGGCCGAAGATGAAAAGCAAAATATTGAAACGAAAATGAACGGCCCTAAGTCTGTTCATGCTGTAAAGTCCATGATTGACATTAAGCGTTTTGTTGAAGATGCGGCAGTTATTGGGCAACTTGATAGCGCGTACTGGGATGATTATTACAAAGTCGGTAACCTTTACGGAATACCAGGGGAAGTTCTTGAAGCTTATAACGAAAAGGGAGCTACATACGAAAATCAAGAAAAAGCAAGAGGGGCGCATGTTGACTATACACTATCACCTGCAGGTGAGTTATTCACTAACTCGCTTGAAAAAAGATTCGGTTATGAGGATAAAGATATTGTAATATCATGGTCGCACCTGCCATTTACAAAGGCTTATTTGAAAGATAAAGCCAATACAGATAAGGCGCAATCGGAAGCATTAATAAATTTAATGAAAGCGGGTGTTAAACTTGAAGAAATTAATTCTATCTTAGATACCGAATTTAGTGAATTAGATTATGAGCCAGCAAAAAGATCAAATCAAACAGGAACTGATAGCCAAAATTCAAACAACAGCCAACCCGCAAATTAAGCAGGAGTTGCAAAAAAAGCTAAAAGACTTGGATAAAAATATTAATAAATGACATTAAAAGAAATATTAGCCGACCGTGAGTTAGCTGTTCACAAAAAGAAATCAGAGATACATAAATCTGATTTTTCCTGTGTTCTTTTAGATTCGGTTCAAAAAGCTGCAAATAATGGGATAGACAAACTTGAGGTTTTGATATATGAAGCCATTGTAAAGAGAGATAGAAACGAAGAAATGTTTAAGCAATATTTTAACGGATGGGTATTAAACCATTCTGTTGGAATGCGTTACATGAAACTTTTGTTCTGTTATGATAACGATGAGGCTGAATATACACAGAACAAAGAAAACTTCGATAAGTATTCAACAGACATATTAAATAAAGATGATATATCTGAATACTTTTGGGCAGTTTTGGAAGCTAAAAACATAGAAGGGTCAGCGGTTGTAAAAGGATCTAATTTTCTTACCCCTGTTTTATCTTTAGAAGTCATTGACGAAAATACAATACGTGTTAAGTGCGCTATATCTCCAAGCAATGTAGTGGATAGCCATAAGGACGTGCATATTCCAGGCATATGGAAAAAGTCTTTGAGCGAGAGTAAATATGATTTACTTTTGCAAGAACACGAAATGAATTTCGATAAAGTAATTACAGATTCTATTTCAGGAGATTTAAAAGTCTATACTGAGATGGTAAGTGTAAAAGAATTAATGAGCAAATTTCAAGCTAAAGCCGCCGCAGGCACTTTGGATGCAAATAAAACCGAGCCGTCGACCGACACTCAAACAATTAACAAAAGTTTATTTAACCCAAATTTAATCTAATCATGTTTAAGTACAAGAATGAAGATGAGTTAAGCAAAATGACGGCAACCGAAAGGGATGGCTATGCGGAAGAAAAACGCAAACATGAGGCGGCATTACTTGACAAAGCAATTAAAGACGGTAACGAGCCGTTACAAAAAACAATTAACGAACAAGCCGAAACTATCAAAGGTTTAAAAACCGAAGTAAACGAAGCAAAGGAAAAAGCTAACCAAGCCGTTGAGCGTGGCAATTCGTTATCTGTAAAAAGCATTGAGGGCGAGGTTCACAAGTTTATAGAGGAAAACTTTGAAACTATTAAGAATCTAAAAAAAGCCGGACAGGGTTTCGTAGAATTTGAAATAAAAGCTGTTGGCACATTAGTAGCAGGTAACGCTGTTGTAACTGCCGCAGGTGTTACTGGCGTGGCCGGCGTGGCAACAAACCCCGATGGCATCCCTGCATTGGTAGGCGTTCAAATTGCACCGCCAAGCCGTGTGAATTTACGTACCAACTTAATCAATGGCATGGTTAACAGGTTTGCTACATCTTTGGCTGCTTACCCGTATTCTGAAAGCATACCTAAAGATGGAGATTTTGGTTTTCAACTTTTGGAGGGTGACGCTAAGCCGCAAATCGATTTTAAAATTGAAACGCGATACGCACAGCCATTTACGCTCGCTGCATGGGAGCATCTTTCAGAGCAGTCGGTACAGGATATTCCCGGTTTGCAATCAATTGCTACCGGCTTCTTAAAAGATAAACACGACATCAAAAAACAACGCGCTATATTATTTGGGGATGCTGCTTTACCTGCATTGGTAGGAGCTACCGAATATGGCCGTGTGTTCGTGGCGGGTGCTATGGCTAATAGTGTTCGTTTCCCTAATTTTATGGACGTTGTGAATGCGGCTATTACGGACGTGTATACCACCCATAACTACCAGGATGAAATGCCATACATGCCTTCGCTTGTTTTGGTTAACCCTATTGATTTCTTTATTCACTTGGTTTCGGCAAAAGACGAACGCGGTTTGCCATTGTACCCAAATGCCAGCCTGTTTAACCAGGTTCAAATCGGTGGTGTAACAATATTGCCGGAAGAAATGATCCCAGCGGGTAAAATATTTGTTTCCGACATGAGCAAATACAACGTTTCTGATTATTTAGGCTATCGTGTAAAAATCGGCTGGATAAACGACGACTTTATCCGCAACCTATTTGTTATTTTGGGGGAAAGCCGTTTCCATGCTTACGTTAAGAAGCTTGACCAACAGGCGTTTATTTACGATGATTATGCGACTATATTAGCTGCCATAACCGCACCAGTTATTTAATCATGAAAGTAAAGGTTATAGCCGATAAGTTCGGGACTTACAAGGTGGGCGACGAAATCGAGATGCATGAAAGTACAGCGAAAGCTGTCGCTAAAACAGGCAAAGTTGAAATAATTGGCGAAGCCGAAACGGACATTAAAAAGAAAAAGAAATGAAAAGAGTATTAATCCTTATTTTTTTATGCGCTGCGGGTATGGTTACCCATGCGCAAAGCATTGTACAGCCCTTGTATAGCGCGCCTGCAAGCGGATCGCACCTAACGGATACGGTAATTAATGCGGGTGTAGTTACTATGAGTTCTGCATTAGTAGCCGGAGCCGCTCAAAACGTAACAATTACGGCAACTTTTACAAAGCTAACGGGTACTGTCGCGGGTACAGCGTCTTTACAAGGTAGTTTAAATGCAACCGATTGGACAAGTGCGAGCGCAACAACTTACACCGTTACCGATGTGGCAAACGCCACAACTTCATGGGTGCTAACTAATAAACCATTCCAGTATTACCGCGTAAGTGTTACGGGGAGCGGTACAAGCACTTATACGGTAAAGGGCCAGGCTTTAAGCGTAATTACAAAATAACAATGTCATTAATAACCCCTTCTGAATTTATACTTGATATCAATATTCCCAATACGGACGAGCAGGCAACTGCATCAAACGTACAGGGGTTTATTGACCAATACGAAGCTGAATTTCTTGAAAAGTTATTCGGTGAAGTTCTTTATAAGGAATATTCAGAAGGGATATTATTAGATCCAATACCAGAGAAATGGACCGATTTGCAAACCAACATTAATGTGCTTGCTGCTATGCGCAGATATGTATATTGGTTTTGGAGCGAATCGCAAATAACCTATACTGCTGGCATCGGAAACGTAAAGGCAACCGGTGAAAACTCTGTAAATACATGTTCGTGGGATAAAATGGTAAAGGCATGGAATAAAATGGTTGACTATAATTATAAAACTTCAAAGTTTATTAATGCTGGCGACTATGGTGTGCAAGAGCCTTTATATCCTATTGATTATTATTATTCGAGAGTATACTCAGACATATATAGAAAACGTAACACGCTTGATATATGAGGCCGGTTTACATAGACGAGGAATTAGCGGCTATTGTTTCAATCGTTAGTGAAAAGTTGTTAGCAAGCCTTAAAGAAGTAGATACCAATATTACCGGCGTACACTTTAGGCAAGGTCACCCCAAAGAGATCATTCAAGAGTTGAAGAAACTTAGCGAGGGACTAACAACAAAAACAGAGCGATACCCTGCTGTTTGGTTATTTAGGGATTTCGAGGAAAACATGTCACCGAGGCCAGGCATTTACGCCGATGCTACAGTGAGAATATTTATCGCAACCCGAACAGATCCGAATTATAACAGCGAAAAAAGGAAAGAGAAATCTTTTAAACCTGTTCTTTATCCTATTTACTTTGAATTTATGAGGCAGTTAGAATTGTCGGGTAAATTTTCCGTATCTGGACACGAGATGCAGCCTGTTAGAAAGATAGATCATTACTTTTGGGGGAGGCAAGGGTTATTTGAAAAAGAGGGTAACTTTTTTACAGATTGGATTGATTGCATTGAATTAGAAAACTTAAATTTACAAACGTATTTAAAAAAATGTTAAGATAATGGGCGTACAAAACTCAAAAAATTGCAGCAAGACATTCGGGAATACCGGATCGGGCGATTGCTGGAATGATATTGGTATCCCTCGCGGTATCATATTCGTGCCTATCAATAAAGAATACACATCTGTTTCTATTGCCGCGTTTAAAGCCGCCTTAGAAGCTGATTTGTTAGCAGATAACGCCAGTTTACGTGCGTACCCAATACAGAATATTGTGGTAACCACCGATAATACTGCTGAGCCAACGGTAACAACATTTACGGGTGATGGCTCTATTGCCATTGGTTTTGAGCCTAACCAGGATATGACATTCCAATGGACACAGGGCGGTTTTTGCTTGTTACATGCTTTGAGAAAATCTAAGGGCCAGAACAGGGCTTTTATGGTTATTGATAGTAACGGGCAGTTAATTGCAACGCAAGGTAGTACAGCCGATACTGTTAAGGGTATTGTTGGTTATAATTATACCAACCCTGCTAAATGGGCTGTAGGCACCGATAACCCTATCACTATTTACAACACGCGATTATCGTTTAGGCCTGAGCAGGTCAACGAATCAATTGCCATATTAGGCTTTAAAGACGATGGTGGTTTGGCGTATTTAACCGCATTGTCAGGTTTGCAGGATGTTGTATTAACGCAGGCAGCGGCTCGGGCAGCTGGTGTATTTAATGTAAAGGCAAAAACAGATTGCGGTAGCGTTGATTTGTATGATGTTTACCCTACTGAATTAGCGGTTGTCGGAGCCTGGAAGGTTGTGAATAAAACCACAGGTAATGTTGTAACCATTACTGCAGTTGCCGCAAATGTAAACACACATGGGTGGACTATCACGGTAGATACAGTAGATCCCGATTATACGGCAACAGCAGGTGGATTATTGGTTAGTTTCTCAGGCCCTACCGAATTAGATGCATTAAACGTTACCGGATATGAAAGCAATCAACTTGCACAGTAAAAATGTAAACGCTGATTGGGCAAAGAAGCACACAAAGAGCCAATTTGTTAAACAGCATAAGCATTTAGACGCCGAAGATAACTTAAAGGCTATCTGGGATGAGCTAAACAAAAAGTAAACAAAAAAGCCGCTTCCATTTTAAGGCGGCTTTTTTAGTATATTTGGGCATGGTACTTTTGCGTGATTTAAGAAAAAAGCTTGAACGGGTGGATATAAACACGCAATCGGTCAAAATAATACAAAAGGATGAAAAGGTTATTTTAGACTTGAATAAATCGCAGTTATTTAGAAAAGGTGAGGATAGTTTAAGCGTCCCTTTACCAGAGTATAGAAGCAAAATATATGCAGCGGAAAAGGTGTTTAAAAACCCGAATTTGCCATTCGGGAGGCCGGATTTAAAATTAACAGGGAATTTCTATAGCAGGTTCACATTAACAGTGGGATATACTGGGATATTTACAATAGATAGCAATGATAGTAAAGCTGCAAAACTTGAAGCAAAATATGGTAAGTTCATTTATGGGCTTAACGAATATAATCGAAAACTTTACGCGATCGAAACGTTCTACCCAAAATTACAAACCTATTTCACAAGCAGGACGGGCTTACAATTCAATAGATGATTTACCCTTATGCAACTTTGTTAAGATTATTTGCACCGGCGATTTAAAATGGCTAATCATTGAGGGTAATCCAGCAGAATTGGCTGCAATATGGGGCATAATAAAAGCTGAATATAGCGATGCAAGCGGCGATACATCAGCAAAACATATTTTACAATTAGCCATTGAGGTAGAAACAACTAAGAATACGCTTGTTTTAATAGAATTAATAGTCGGTTACCTATCAGTGCAAAGAAGCGAAGAACTGATAAAAATATTACAAAATGATTTTAAGTTTCGGTTGGCCTACGATGATTTAGAGCGAGATTTAGTAAGGACCATATCACAGGCAAAGACGCAATTGGTAAAGATGGAAAAGGCAAAAGCCGAATATATAAAATTAACAGAAAAAGACTCCCCGCCAACCAATGAATCATCATTCTGGAAAACCTTGCAACTTTTAAGCAAATCGCAAGGTTATCAAATTAGCGCACATAAAATTACAGTTAGAGAATATTTATCACTCATAGAAGTACATAACGATGGCAGGCAATAGCGGACAGGTAGATACCATAATTGACCGGGCGGCAGTAGGCAAGCAGGTAACAGATACAACAGCCGATTTAAAGCTATTGGAGGGTAATTTAGTAGATTGCGTAAAGCAGGCTATATTACTAAACGCGGAACTGTCAAAAGCTAATTTTAAAAACTACTCAACAAATGCCGCCGCTGCTGCCAGGGCAACCGCACAAGTTGAAGAAGCAGAAAAAAAACTCGCTATAACTACGGCAAGACTCGCAGAGGCTCAGGCGAGATTGCAACAGCAAAATAATAGAACGGCACAAAGTGAGATTGCATTAACTACCGCTCAACAAAGGCAAGCAGCGCAACAGCAAAGGTCAGCAGCGGCAGCGCAACAGGCATCGGGTGCATATCAATCGCTTGCGGCTGTATATCGCCAAGTGCAAAGAGAAGCCCAAAACGCAGGCGCTCAATTTGGTATTAATTCTTACCAGTTTCGGGAATTATCGCAGCAGGCAAACGGGTTACGCGGTAGATTAGATGCTATAGATCAACCGCTGGGCAACTTTCAAAGGAATGTAGGTAATTATTTTGGCGCTATCGGTCAGGCGTTTGGCCGTTTTTACAACATAGTAAGGGTTGCGGCAAATATTTTGCCAGGATTAGGAATTAGCGGTGTATTCCTATTGGCTTATGAGGGTATAGTAAAAGCTGCTGATGCACTGGGTATATTTACAAACAAAACAGCAGATTTGGGTAGTAACTTAAAGAACCTAAACGCTGTTTATAAAGAGGCTAATCAAGAAGCGGGGCAACAGGCAACTAATTTAAGAATACTTTACACTGCCGCGACCGATGTCACCAATTCAACGGAAAGCAGGACGCGTGCCGTTAGGGAGTTGCAAAAAGAGTTTCCAGACACCTTTAAAAATATCAAAATTGAAACTGTCCTAAATGGTGGCGCAAAAGATAGCTACGATGAGTTAACTAAATCCATTTTAGAAAATGCGCGTGCAAAAGCAATAGCTAATAAGATAGGCGAGTTGGCGGGTAAACAGTTAGACCAAGATATTCAAAAGCAAAAGATAGCTAATGCACAGTCCAATGAATTGGCGAGATTCAGAAAAACATTGCAAAATGGCGATGTAGATTTAACGGGCACAGGCATAGAAGGTGGGGGCGGTATATTGGCTGGAAATGCTGAAAAACAGATACGGGATAGGGCCAAAAACGCCACTAAAATAGCCGACCAAAATAAAAAGATATTGCAAGATCAGATTGATTTTCTTACAAAACTTGCGGGTGGTAATAATAAATTGGCCGATGCTTTATCTACAGGGCAAACACCAAAAGACAAAGATGTGCCGGATAATAGAAAACAGATATTAGAGCAACGATTAAAAGATGCAAAGCTAACTTTAGATGCAATATTAGCCGATGAGAAAACAAGCGGAGATCAACGCATTAACGCGATTGCCGATTATGAAAATACAGTAGCTGCAATTATAACAGTTGGAGAAAATAATAAAGTATTAACGGTTTTAGAGGCCAATAATAAGCTAAAAGAAATTGACAAAGAAACAACTGCGGATAGGCTTAAAATTACAGCAGATTATCAAAAAGAACTATTAAAGCAATTTAAGGATGGCGCGGCCAATCAAGCCGAAATCCTAAAGAACTCTTTAGATGTTGCCGATCAGTTCGCTAACCAAGCTAAGAGCAAAACACAATCCGATAGTGACGAGGCGTTAATTGGGTTAGCTAATCAATACTCTAAAGGGCTAATTTCAACTGAACAATATAATAAGCAGAAAGCGGATATCGAAGCGCAAACTAATTTAGATTTACAGCAGGATATTATATCGGGGCTGCAATTCAGAATAGCTATTGCAAAAAGCCTAAATGAAGATAGCTTAAGTGATGAGCAAAAACTTGAAGAAGCTAAACGTAAACTGGCAAAAGATACTGCAGACAATCAGATAAAGGAAGCCGAACGTGTTGCGGCTCGCCGTAAACAGTTAGCCGATAAGGAAAAGGAATTAGCTGATTCAGTTGCTAATTTCGTTGTTAGTTTAGTGGATGCCGGATTTGAGAACCGTAAAAATGAGATTGAAGATCGCAAAACAAGGTTAGACGAGCAAACGCAATCCGAAATTGATGCCGTTAATCGCTCATTAGATACAACTGCTAACAAAGCTGATAAAATAGCTATCATTAATGCCAAAGCGGCCGCCGAAAAGCAAAGGTTAGACAATCTGCAAAAAGCAGAAGATGTAAAAAAAGCGAAGTTTGATAAGGCTGTTTCGGCTGCACGGGTAATTGAAAATACAGCAGTTGGTGTAACGTCTGCATTGGGGCAATTTCCACCTAATATACCATTGGCCTTTTTAATAGGTGCATTAGGTGCTGTACAATTAGCTACCGTATTGGCGCAACCAATACCCAAGTATGAAAAGGGTACTAAATCAGCTAAGGGAGGTTTGTCTATATGGGGCGAAAAGGGCATGGAATTGGCTATTGAGCCAAGTGGTAAAATATATACTTCACCAGATACGGCAACACTGGCTAATATACCGAAAGGGACAGAGATTATACCACACTTACAATTGATGGGCATGCTAAAATCGCCTAAATTGCAACAACATGATGGTGAGCGCGTGCCGTGGCAAGATGTTATAAAGGCCATCAAAGGCCAAAAAACAGATGTGAATGTTGCGCCTCAAATAAATATCCATAAGCAACTTGCAAAAAAGCAAAGTTGGGATAGGTATAGTAGTAATCATTTTAATTGATAGCGGCTATTGTATTAGATTGGGTGCAAATCATCACCAACAGTAACTTTATCGCCATTGTGATAGTATTGTATATTATTAGGAGTGAAATATTGTTTCAATATCCTTAAAGCTACTTTACTTTCCGATGTACTTTCGCTTTTCGCTATTTCCAATACTTTAGCTTTAATATCAGCAGGTGCGTAAACTATAATTTGTGACTTATTGGCGCTCATAAGATAAAAATTAAGACCACTACCATTATAAAAAACCCACCAAATAACACATACGGAAAATACTTTATATAAGTATCGAATTGTGTTATTCGCATCTCATCAATTTTATCCATTAATTCACGCGCTTCTTTATATCGACCTTGTTTGATTAAATCGTTTATTGTTTTCATGATATTAAAGTTGTTTAACGTTGCATTTAATACAAATAGCTTCATGCCATACATGCGAGCATTTGTTTTGTTTAGTATAGAAATACCTATCCAAAATTACCTCAACCATATTGTTAAAGTTTCTTTTGTCACCAGATGCTTCTGTATTAATTCTATCAATTAAAGATTTTTCCAGTTTAATACTCTTATGTTGTTTCATGGTGCTAAGATATAACACTTAGTGCTATAACAAAAATTTATTTTATTTTTGTTATATAGTTTACTATATTTGGTTTCCAGCGGCTGGTTACCGTTTGTTTTCATAAGCTAAGGTTTAGGTGAGCGTAATATCAAAAGATATTACGCTTTTTTATTACCTTTACCATATGGCAGATACCCAACCAGATAAATTTCAGTTCACGCTTGATGTTCGCGGCGTTGATAGTGAAGTTTTGCCAAACGCGCCCGTAGATTGGGAGAAAACAACGATAACTTATAAGCGGTCAGTAAACTACGAGGGGATATTAAAAAACTTATCTCTGCCTTTTCAGTTCAACTTCAGGGGGGCTTATCTTTTGCGCAATGAATTTTACCAATTCGGGCAACTAAGCAATGTAAAACTGCTTATTGATAAACTTAATCCATCTACCCGAAAATACAAAAACATATATAAAGGCAAACTTGATTTTAGCCAGTTTGAGGACGAATTAAAGCGAGTGACAGTACCGGCTACACAGGATGATTTAAGCCTTAGGATAGCCGCATTCGATAGCGTAAAGTATCAGATACCCCTTAATGTACCCGAGGCAATAGATGTTTTATTAACCCCAATTAAACTAAAGGAAAAAGCAGACTTTATTTATTCGCCAAACACAGATTACAGGTCGGATGCCTTTTGGCCGTTAGTATTAGTCAATAATGAGCAACATGCTACAGTAGCCAGCGTGCAAGACAAGCCAGGATTTTTAGCGGATAGCACACCGGATTTTACCACATCAAACGAATGGTTTTATCGTGCAACAACCAACACGCAAATTAGGCTATTCGGCAACTTAAAAGGGTTTGTATTCCCAAACGCGAGCGGTGACAGACACTTTGGCATAGAAGTTTATTCGTCTACCGGCGCGTTGGTATATACCATATATGATGTTACATTGCCAAGTGCCGCACCGGTAGGTTTTGATATAAACTACGATTTCACGCTCGATATGGATGCCAATGAGCGGCTATATATTTACTTTAAGAATTTTAGCAGCAATAATACAAATGTAGGCTTTCAGATAGAAACAGGTGATTTATCTTTAGCCTACAATACAGAAACACCCGCTACGCATTGTAAGGCTTTACGGGCCTCTTATGTATTTGATAGGCTAATCCAATTAATGAATGGCGATAATCAGGGTGGCGCTTATGATCCATACCCTACGCAATCATTTTTGCTATCTGGCATACTGAATAATTTGGTTATTACTTCATCAAATGCTATCAGACAGATACCACCCGAAACAAGGTATTTGCCAGGCGATACGTTATCATTAGGGAGTAGGTACACCGTGGTTAACGCACCTATAATATACAACTCAACAACCTATCAAATAGCAGATACATTTATGGCAGTAGATAATGCCGATACTTTTAGCGGTGATGGGGCTGTGGTATTGGTTAGCTTTAACGAATATCTGCTATACAGCTTTAAGGATTTTTACCAATCTGTTAAATCTGTAATGGGTGGCGACTGTTCGTTTGGATTAGACAATGGTGCTGCATGTTTGGAAAACCTATCATACGTTTACCGAAATTTAACCATATTAAACGTGGGCGCAAATAGAACAGGATTTAAACTTTCCGTTGCACTTGATAAAATATATAACTCAATAAAAATAGGTTACCAGGATCAGCAATATGATAGCTTAAACGGGACTCAGGAAACAAACAGCGAACAAAGTTATACGGTTGCCATAACAACGAACAAAGAGTTAAATCTTGTATCGGAAACACGAGCGGATTGTTACGGAATTGAGCAGATCCGTGTTACACCTACCGACACGGCCGCGAGCAGGTCGGATAATGATAATTTCTTTATATGGATTAAAGACAACCCAGAAGCGGGCCAAACATATTACCAGCCTTTGCGTAGCGATGGTTTAATAAGTATTACAGGGGTTGACGGGGGTGATAGTTTTTATAACTGGATGCTTACACCTAAACGCAATTTATTACGGGGTGGGGCTTATTTAGCTTCTATTTTTTACGGGTTAAAAGGTTATAAGATACGGTTTGAGTCTGCTTTTAAAAATTATAATTTAGTTACTATTGGTTTAGATGGGGTGGTTGTATCAGAACGTGATGATGTGCTGATAAGTAGTTTACCACAACCCATATTTATACCCTATAATGTTGAGTTTTCAACCGATTTGCCTAAAGACACTTTAGATTTTATCGATACTAAATACTATGGGGCTGTTGGGTTTATATTTAATAATTACGCCATGAAGGGGTTTATTATCGAGGCATCTGTAGATGCGGGACAAAACAGCACACGCGACTATAAGTTGTTATTAACGCCGGATAATAATTTGCAAATGTTGATTAGGTAATTTATTGTATATTTGAACAATGGGCATATTCAAAGTACCTTTACTAAACTCCTTACGTTGGGTAGAAAAAGATCCTGTAATTGATCCGCGTTATAACAAACGCCCCTTTGATTTAGAAATAGATCAATATAATCCTAATGGATGCTATTATGCAAAATGGCAGACAAACGACAAGGCCCAGGTACAGGTAATTAGCGATTATGTCCCCGAATTAAACTTTTATCATTACGCGACCGATAGGCTATATAAAACCATTGCCATACCCGAATCGCCTACCAATATTTTAGACGTTACTTATAAATGCTATGAGGCCGAAATAGACTTTTCAGAGTTTGACGAGGGGGATTATTACGGGCAGTTAGAATACAATGATGGTAGCCAAGATAAAATTTGGCAAACATCTCCTATATCAGTAGCAGATTTACATAAAGATACGATACTTTACGAGTATAAAAACTCTATAAATGATTATGGAGTTGTCTTTGATACTGGTATAGTATTTAACTTTCGTGTTGAAGGTGGGCTTTATAGTCCATTGTTCAAGTCAAACACCGAACAGTACACCGACCAAAAATATAACATAACACAGGAAGATTCAATTCCGTTTCGTAACTTTAGCCACATAGTAGGTACTGCTGAAGGTGTACCAAATTGGGTTATTGATAAATGTAACCGTATTTTTGCTGTAGATCAGAAGCAAATTAATGGTGTTTTTTATGAACGGGCAGAAGCAGGTAGTGAGTTTGAACCTACAAGGAATGAAAACTCATTAAACCAAGATGGTTTTTGGAGTTTGGCGGTAATTCCAAAGGATAACAATAATTTAGAGCAATACACAACAGGCGACGAGCCTATAAATCAAGATTACGTTGTGATAAGAAAAAACGAACCCAGGCTAAACATAGCGGCTAACATAGCTATTTCGGGCGTCTTTAGGGAACGTTCAGTATTAGACTACATTGCTATTAATAACAAAACATTTTCTGAATTTACGCTGCTTATTGGGACGTCTAACGGCGGATCTGAAATCGGAACATGGGATATACCAACGGATGTTACATCCGTTAAAACTATCCGGCATCGCTTTAATTCAGCGCAAACATTATATCTTTCTGGGATAACCGAAACGGGTGGGTTAAATATTGACTTTGACTTTATATATGACCAGGCAGATGCCGTACCTGTTATTCCATCTGGCGGCGGCGTTGCTGCTTTCCCTATCGGTTTTGGTGCTTTTTATGAAGAGATCAACGACGGAGATTTTGAAATACAATGGGATGGTGAAACAGGTTTGGGTAAAGCAGGTGCAGGGTATGAAGGGTGGGCAATATCCGGCACTAATGGCACAATAGACCGTAAAAACACCTTTATGATAGGTTGGGATAGTACACAACCTATCACACGCGATACAATCATTGGTAGTAACTCATTGACGCTAACTAAGGAGCAATTGCCAGTTAATAATGTTACGTTCGGTAAAGATAGAAAGGGTGGCAATGCAGGAGTGGATGTTTTAAGCGCAAGCACTGCGGGTGTAACAGGTCAAATAGCTTATAACATGGGAGGTTCGGGTAACCCTATAGACATTAGGCCGCGTTCATTAGTTACGATGTGGATAGTTAAAATCACTGCATAATGAAGCATGAACTAACCGCAAATAGCATAACCAGCAATGATGGGAGCGATATACGCATACATGAAAAGCAGACCTATGAAACTGAATTTCATTATTCTGATTTTGCACCAGATGATTTAATAAATCTTAGGGCGCTATTGGAATATGTACCATCTGCATTAGAACCGGTAGCCATCGAATACACAGCAGGCCAATCCCTTTTACAATACGCTAAATTTATACCCGTTCCAGATGGCTTTACGAAAAACGCCAGGCTAACTTACGAGGATGTTATATCAGACGATCTACACAACCTAATACCCTTACAAACGATGCAATTGGTTTATGTATCAGGTGTATTCACAGGTTGGAATATAACGCTTGTGGGCGAAGATAACGGGTCTTTTCAGACATTGTACCCGAGCATCATAACGGTAATAAGTTAGCCCCGTTTTTTAGGCGGGGCTTGGTAGGGGCGTGGGGTTGGTTAACTTATAAAAACAAGTAATTTGAATAATCGTTAGTCCAACACGATATTTCATAATCAAGCGCTGCATCTTTCCGCATTAACTTTTTTTGTTTTCTTGGCAATAATTTGCTTTTTTCCCATTTATCATGCGCTCTATTTCTAAGGTCGTTTGTCATTTTATCGGCCCCTGCTTGTGCTGATGCCAAATATGTTGCAGCTAATGCTAAATAATAGTTTTTCATACATTCCCAATTATCCACCCTATTACGATCATTAAAGCCCATAGGATGGCGTGTTTTTGTTTAGTGTTCATTTAACGCGTTAATAAGTGCGTCAGCTAATATAACAGCAGATTTTGCTATATCATCTGGATCATCGCCAGAATAAAAATCACTTGCTGCATATCCTTGCATTGCTCTCGCGGAGAAGTATTCGCGCTTAGTTAAGCCGTCAACTGTTGAATTAATACTTGTTTTTGGATCTGTGTTCATATTTATTTGTTTAGTGTTGGTAAATGTTTCCGATGACTTCAAGCCTGCCATGAGGTCCATAATTAAAAGAACCAACAGGGCGATCCCCATACCTATCTTCTTTAAAGAACAGTATTTTAAACGATGGAGCATTATATACTACCTCACCCTCATGACTAATACTAATTAGATAATCTTCAAGTTGTACATTTGGGTCTATATTAGACGGCCAATCAGTATATAATATTCTTACTATATCGCCCTCATAAATATCAACACCGTTTTTGTCTTTTAGTCCGGTGAATTGCATGATTGAGTATTTTTCTAAATTCGTACTAAATATGTAGGGTATATCCTTAATATCAAACGGATGCGATAATTTTGATAGTGATGGCATCCATGCTCTAAACTTTATCTCCCTATTCATACCCAACCCTCCTTAATGCACAAAACAAGTACTGATAAACAAGCACACACAATAGCCAGAACGTATGGCCGCCATGTAAATTGGTTGATGGTGCGGATCATAGCTTTTCTAATTCTAAAATAGATGAAGTTATCCTATCCCTGCAGTCCTGAATACAATCTTCAATAAACCGGATGGCATTTTTTGTGTATTTATGCTCGGAATCACCAACGACAATTGTTTGTATTGTTGCCCCGTTATGAGATATATTAACTCTTATTAAGTCACCATCCATGTAAGAAGTAAGGATTTCCAACTCCTTTTCGTCTTTTTTAATTTGCTTTGTAATGGTATTTACTCGGTCTATATTTTCGTATTTCATCTTCTCATTCTCCTTTTATGCCCAATGCGGCGTTGATGGCGTGTTTTGCTTGTTTATATTCGGGGTAGAAATCAGACACGTGACTAATGCAATTTTGCAATGCCTCCAACAAGAGTGGGGCGGCTGCGATTAGATACATATTTGCCCTCATTTCTTCCCTTTCCATCACAAAATCTCCTGTATTCCTTTCGTATCTACTTAGTGATATGTCACTACCGTTTGGCAATGATACATCACATGATGAATTATTTTCATCGCCTATTTCCCAAGGTCCTTTTGTTCCTTTAAAATTACTTTCCATTTCTCTTTTGATTATTTACAGTTTTTACCAATTAGATCGTGTTTATATTACTCTCTTTGCCCCTCTAAATTCTTAAAGTGTCGCCTTAACATTGCGTCTGCACGTTCAGCGATTTGGGTTAGTTGTGTGGATATTTTATAATTTACATCATTAAACAAATGGATATTACCGCTTTCTTGAAGCAGGCGTTTTACTTCTTTTTTACTTTCCATTTCTCAATTTATTTAATATTGTTCCTAATTGGCCGAATTTAACAGGGGGTTGTGGTAATATGTCAAATTTAGGCGGCGTTAACTTTGGCGGGGTGTACGGTCTGCCTATGGTTTTTTCGATTATTGGTTGTGGTGTCATGGCTTGCGTTTGCTAAGTTCTTGAAACATGGATAGGAAAAAGTCATATTCTGATTCAGATAATACACCCCTAATATCCCCATCTCCATCAATGATATCACCATCGTTGTCTGTCTTGTAAATTTTACCTTCTTCAAAAGCTATTGTTTCTTTCATGCAAAGGTATTCTGTGTTTGGTTTTACTGGCATATTGTTATTTTATTTTGGTTCGTTTATTTCGGAAAAGTGGGTGACCCCGAAGGGCGAGGTGTGCTGCTTTACACTACTAAGCCGTTATCGAGACGGACTACCCCTTCTTCTTAAATCTCCTTTTCGGCATCCTGCCAGTTGATGTTAGTCATAATCTATATACCTAATTAATAATTGCCCCTGTTCTTGGTTGCCAAAAGGCAAATCGCCCATATCGGCTACGGGTACAGAAAAGTTAATCTTTGTATTATCTTCCAATCTACACCGGTATTTAAAATGGTAGTTGCCTTTATGTATGCAATTCGCTATAGGCTTTTCTTTATACAAGGCTTTTTTGATCTCTGTTAAATTCATATTAAACCTAACCTTTCTAAATCTTCGCGCATCCATAATTCAAACTTGCCAAGAATATACATGCGGTTTAAAATAATTGATGCTTTTAAACTTTCCGGCAATCCATCCAATCCATGATTGATTGATTTTTGCATATCCTCAAAAGCTGCCTTTATGTTTTCGTCTGTTTTCATTTTATTACTCTTAAATGGTTGATATCTGGCGCGGTTGAATGTGTCATTGCGGCCGCGTATAGTTTTGCCTGGTATGGCGTTAGGCCGGTTGTTAATGCAATGGCGTAGTGGTTAGTTTTCATCGTCATCCCAGAATTTAACGTGTAGCTCATCGTTGTCGTAAATTAAGTGCTGTATCTGCTGTATTTCGGCTACTTCAAGCGGTGTAAGGTTTGATTTGTAGCGCAATGTATTGCTACTTTCGTTTGGCGTTAGTTCGGTTAAGTTTTTCATGGTATTAATATTTTTCGGTTTCATCGTCCATTAGTATTATAAATGTTGCACATCCAGTTGCGGCTATTAGCATTACAAAACAGCAAAAGCCACGTATTGAATCAGACCAAATAAGAGGGTTTAATCCGCCACCAGCGATAGTGAAAGCGAATAGAATTAATACCCATGATATAGATACCGATGTTAAAAATGTCGTTATTTTTGCTTTCATTTTCCTAAAAATTTAAATATTTGGTCTGCCGCTTCGTTGTTTCTAATGTCGCACCCTTTATCACAAGCCGCCAGGGTTGCTTTAACATTGTTGGTACTGTATGTTTGTAAAGAACGATATTGCTCGTTTGTTAGCTTAATCTGCTTACCATGTGAGGTTACAAATATGGCGGCTGCGAGGATGAGGGTTTTCATTTTACAAAGCGAATTTGGTAAGGAATTTAATTAATTGTATTGCCTGTTCTTTATCTATACCATAATCATTTACGTTCTCGTTATCTTTATCGTCAATAGATATTGATATGCCACGATTTTCATCAATGATAGATATTGTATACTGGGCATCTTCTGCTAATTTTAATTCTGTTTTCATTTTATCCAATTGGTTAATAGTTCGGTGATTACTTTTGTTAGTGAAAGGCCCAATGAAGCGGCCTTTGTTCGAGCCTTTAATATTAGCTCCATGTCAAATATAAAGTTTTGTCTTTTTTTCATATTGCTTTTTACCGCCAAATCCGCAAGCCTTGTGAGCGTTGCGGTGGCGACAGGTAAACTTAGCAGGTAAAACAAGGGGTTAGTCAATGTATGGTATTTCGCCATAAAATACAGCAATACCCTTTGGCTCTGCACCTAGAGGCATTCTTTGTACATTTGGCGCATTGCTTAATATAAGCAGAAGCCTATCATAAACAGAAACAGCAAGACTGTTAATTATAATTCCGTTTTCAGTAACGATGTATTGGCCTTTTGAATTTTGTGTTAACGTTTTCATAACTGATAAGTTTTTATTGTTTGTGTTTGTTGATGTAAAGGTAATACATATTTATGTATTGTCAAGTGTTTTTTGAAAATATTTTTTATTTATTTTATTTAGCTATATTTACGACATGATTGAACACCATTGCTCTAAATGTAAACGCCTGCTTTTTAAGCATGACGGCAGGGGATATGTGGAAATCAAATGCTATAAATGTAATACCTTAAACCAGACAGGCAAAGACCCGCTTAAAGACAAGCGAGATTTGCAATGAAGAAACTCTTAACGGCACTATTATTACTGATTGGCGCGACAGGAATGGCGCAAGTAACCCCCGCAGAAGATACTACTGCTACGGGCACAACCAAATTAGCCACTTTCGGAATTTACTATAAGACAAGCCAATACGGGCGGCAATATTACATGCAAAACCCCGCATTGGGCAAGTATGATTTTTTAGTTAACTCTAAATACTTACGCGGGTATTACGCTAAGCTAAACGGCGGTAATTCATTCACAGGCACACAGTCTATTTTCGGTGCAATAGTTTCAAATGATGGAACGTTGCAATCTACCAGGTTAGGGCCGTTATGGTCAAGCCCGAACGGCAATAGTATTAACCTGGCAACGGGGGGTAGTTTTACGGATCTTAAATTTACCAATGTAGGTAGCGTTACGACGATAGGGCAATACACTTACGATCACACAATAACCAACCCATCTGGAAATGCGGTTATACACTTGCAACCAAGCTCTGCTTATTTGCAGATATACGGTAATGGCGAAGCGCAAGGCTTTAGTTTAAATGGGGTTGGTGGGGCTTATTTCGAAAACGGTTTATCGGAGGGTGGTTTACAATATTCCGCAGATTACAGGGCTGGCTTTACCGATTTCTCTTTGGTGGATAAAGGTTATGTTGATGCGGCGATAACATCCGGTGTTGCAGCAAGCAATGGTTTGACTAAAACAGGTGCTGATATTAAGCTTGGCGGGGCATTATCGCAAACTAAAACCGAAATTACCAATAGCTTATTCTATCAAACATTTGGATACCGTTTCGATGATGGACTAATTAACAATACCCAGACATGGGGCAACAATTTTAATAATACACGAATATCATCTGGCGGTTCGACAGTAACCCGACACAGTGTGGGCAATGGATTTGTTTTAAACACGGTAGCCAATTACAACGATACAATAGAAACAGATGCACAATTTAAAAACACTATACAATTAGATGATTCGGTTGTCGGATTATATGCTTTTAGAAAAGGCGAGGGCAGTAGGGGCATAGAACTTTATACTGATGGTATATCTGCGTTCGATGGTATAACATCTAAAGGTATTACATACAGCGCTAATTACTCAGCAAATGGCATGTTAGATGACAGGTGGATTCCTGATTGGGGGGCTGTTAAAGGTAATACAGGTCCTGTAAAGGCAGATAGTTCATCGGCAATAGTAACTTATTTCGGTGATAGCAATACGCAAGGGGTTGGAATAACACCAGCGCAAAAATGGACAACTGTTTATTCAGCACTTGCTAAAGTCGGTGAAAACAATCAAGGTATTGCATCTACCTCATTACAGGCTACGGCTGTACCGGCATTTGCTACATTGGCAATGACGCAACGTTTAAATCAGATTCCGTATTATAACGGTCAAAATTCGTTACTATCATTTGCCTACGGAACGAACGAGTTGGCAACGGATACATCGACTTTTCGAATGGCTTATGATACCGTTTTAAACCACGCGAAAAACATTAAAGGTTGGCCGGGCGATAGAATTATACTACTGGCCCCATCCTTAAAGCAATCTACATCAGGGACAGTTTTAACTGCCTTTGCCCGTAAGGTTAGGCAGGTAGCCACAGCATACGGCACAAATTACTATGACCTTTACCACTTGATGTTAAATCATGGCGGTTTTAGTAATTTTCAATCTGATAGCGTCCACTACAATGCAGCCGGACACCAATTAATAGCCGACACTTTAAACGCTTATTTAAACGGGCTTTATCCTGGTAGATATGGCATTGTAAGACAGGGTAACATCCGCGCTGGTGTTGGTGCAGGCGCGGCAATAACTACGGCTAATAATAATATATTAAGCGGCACGAATGCAGGTGGTAAGACCACAACAGGACAGTTTAATGTTTACAACGGTGCAAACTCTGGGGCGGCAGGGCTAACAAACGTTTATAACACATTCAATGGGGCGTTCTCGGGGCAGGCAAATACGGGATCTTACAACGTTTTTAACGGAGCGTATGCTGGTAACAGCAATACAACTGGCTTAGCCAACACCTTTAACGGCGCATATGCAGGGTTCTCAAACACTACAGCAAGTGGGAATACTATTACAGGATCTAACGCTTTCTATAGAAGCCAAACTGGGTCTAACAATACGATTAATGGGTACTTGGCGGGTAACACCTCTGTAAACATCAATGATGATGTTTTTAATGGCTATCAATCCGGTCAATTCTCAAACTCAAAACTTTCTGTATATATCGGTAGTAGATCAGGCCAAAATACATTGTTAAATTCAAACGTAGGTATTGGGCACGAGGCATTAATGAACGGTTCGGGGACATCTCTTGCTACGGCTTTAGGTACACAATCACAAAGGGCGGTTACAACGGGTGTTAGGAACAGCTCTTTTGGCGCGCAATCTTTTTTAACATTGCAAACAGGTTCTAATAATACAGGCGGAGGATATCAATCGGGTTACAATAACTCATTCCCCGCTTATAATTTTTCAAATTCCACTTTTTATGGTTACCAAACATTCACGCTTGCTGATAATTTAACCAATGTTGGTGCGTTTGGGTTTGGCGCGCAAGTATCAACAAGCAACACTTATAAGTTTGGTAATGGATCTGTAACCTCTAATATATTTAGTGGTAACGTTGAAAGCGCAACCTATAAGCTACGGGCTACTTCATCAGGTACAGCCGGTACTGATAGTATATTAGTCAAGAATGCTACAACTAATATAGTTGGCAAGATTGCAGCTAATTATTACGCCACAGCAGCAACCGTATCACCAGCCGTTATAGTTTCATCAGCCGGTACGCTAACTGTAGCATACGGACGCGATTACGTATTTACAGGCACCACATCTACCTATACGCTACCTGCAGTAAGCGCCGGTAACGCAACAAGATCCGATATCATAACAATTAAAAACAGGGGTTCAGGAAATATAACCTTAAACAGTAACACGGGATCAACTATCTATGATGGCTCGGCAGTAAGTAGTATTACTATTGCTCCTGGTTCAGCAGTTACATTGGTACAGGATGCCACTTACTTTAACAAAGAATAGTATGGAAATTCAAGGAAAGGATATAAAAACAATCAAAGGCGCACTATATTTCTTATTCGCTTTTTGCATCGTGTTGTCGGGGTTATTTACCTTCAGTAGCTTTAAGCAATATGGCTACTCTATGACGCAACCGCGTATGCGGGTTAGCCGTTCAGCTTCATTGACATTATCGACCACGTATCAAAAGGTAGATTTCTCGGGCACTTCGACGTATAATCTAAATACTTTTCAGAACGATCCCACAACTGGTAACCCGATGGTGTATTGGGACGCCACTAATAAGATATTTAAGTTTTACAATACAACCGATGTGAACTACTTAATGTATTTTACAGGCGCATGTTCATCAACATTACTAACAACACCTGTAAGCCTCCGTTATAGGTTTGTTATACCCAATGGTACAAGCCCGGGTGTTCCTGCTTACTTTCCAAATCCCGATACCGACCAGTACAGTGATTTAGGGCCTGTAAGCTACGTAACACATCGCCCATTCGACCAAACACTGCCGGCTAATATTATACAGGTTGTTAGAACAAACGGTTTTTACCTTGAAGTGGCCTTAAGCAACGGCACACTAGGTACTGTAACGCTTGATTATGCGGCGTTAAACATATCATCAACAAATTCACTAAATTAACATGAACACAGAACAGCAAAATAAAGCAAATGGACTTTGGGATGGAATCCTAAAAGGCGTGGTATTACAATTGGTAAAACAATTAGGCGTTGAAGCCTTAGAGTGGCTTATCGGCAAGATACAGGAATTAAGGGATAGCGATGAAGTGGCGGCGCAAGGCGATCCGACATGCAGCCCTGGCTATTATTGGGATAGCGTGTTAAAGCGTTGCGTACCCAACATTGGTAAATGAAAGGCACACTAACTATATTAGCCGTAATAGCATATGTATTAAGCATCAACTTATACATGTGCTATTTTGGTTTAATTGAAATCCATTATTCAAAGCTATGGTATAATTACACTTTGGGGTTTGCTATCGGGTATTATGCGTTTAATAATTACATCGGCATAACCAATTACTGGCAGCAAGAATTTAACCGCATATTGATTGCTGCTTTACTGATAAATCAATTTTTGGTTATATTGGTTTTTCATGGTATATTGGACTTGAATTTTAAACGCTACTTTTACATTTTTAATGGCTCGACATTTGTAGTATCTATGCTGATATTATTTAGCGGTGTGAGGCATGGAATATTTAAACTACAAACATACAAGGATGCCAACTGAACCTACACATGAATCGTTTTTAGACCAAATAGGCGAATTTGTAAAAAGTGTAAACTTTGTGTTCCTTGCATTGATATATCCGCTTGGCAAATACATCGATAAATATTTTGAGTATAAAAAGTCTAAAGACCGGGAGTTTATCAAGTCTGCAGCAAAAGAGGGTATTCGCGAGGAAATGATTGCCGTCAATACTAAAATTGACCGCATAGATGAACGCCTGGACGAAATTGTAAAACAGGCGGAAACAGATCGCCGGGATACCAATAAGCAATTAATGGATATTATCAAAGAACAAAAAAAATGATAGGCGCTTATATATCAAACATCTATTTAGTATCGGCCCTGTTTACGGTGTTCTTTATCCTGTTAAAGCGCATTGCTTACATATCCTATATTGAGGACGCTAAAGGCTTTGCATTTGCGCAGTACTGGTACTATTGGGCCGAAATGGCCTATGTTCTTATATGGGTTAATCTAACGCCTGTACACACCTATAACGAAGCTATTGGCACAATACTACTTTGCTTGGTTATAAAGGCTATAGCAAGCCAGTTTACGTTTGTGGATAATATGCTTGTAAAGTGGTTTAGAAAGTAAATTAAGATTGTATATTTACACCGCTTAGAGCCCTATATCTATCTTTGTTTACCTATTAGCCCCTCCGAATAACTCGTTGGGGCTTTTTTAATTATAAAGCCCCGATCAAATTAATGATACGGGGCTGAGAAAGTCCGCAGAAGCTTAGCGGAAACTACGAACTAAGGTCATTCATATAAGACTTTATCAAATTATAATTTCCTGTTTTTAGATATGATAAAGCAACATCATCGGGCACTTTATCGTAAACATCATCTAAAGGGAAAGGCTCGCAACTTTCTTCGCATCCATCTGTATCGTCATATTCAGGGTCATACTTTGCATCGCCTTTATGTACGGGTTCGGTCCATAAATCAAAGTCCTCTTTAATTGACCTTTCAATTAAATCAAATATACTTTCTTTCCCCCTAAACATAACCGTTGGCAACCCTTTCGTGTCGTTAGGATATTTCAATTGCATATCAACATACCATTGTATATATTCAGGATGGGTTAACATTTGAGTTAATAACTTGCGGTCGCTTTTCTTAAAGCACATCTTACAATTACCTTCAAATTCCTTTAAACCTAATTGAAAGGGTTGTTTAGCCCAATATGATTTTACTTGCGCTTTTACTATTTTATCTTCATAGAGAGGATACCATTGTTTTTTTATTTGAGCCTTGATAAAATTTACCCTTTTCGGCTCATCGTATCGATAGCCAATGGCAATAACGTAATCATCAAATCCTAATGTATCAATAAAAGATTTGCAACATCCACCTTTTAAATCCCTTGTGCAATGCGGGGCTTCGCTTGATGGCAAACCGTATTTAGCTATATGCGCTTCAAAAACACTTCCTGCTCTATCGGCCGTTTCATAGGTTACAATTTTGTGGGTTATGCCTTTTCCTTTTATAGGGTTAACAACGGCCTCTAACCAAACCAAATTTAGCCCTAAATGCTTATCAATATTGTTTACAAAGTCTAAAGTTTTATTATCCTCTTGCCCTGTATTCATAAAAACAAATACACAGTTAATAATTCCTTTATCGTGAAGAGTTTTTAGTTTTTTGGCTAACATACCCGATGTTTCGCCGCCCGATATCGAGCCGATTACATTTTTCATTGCTGCTAAGCTTTTAATTTCGGCACTATTGCCATTTTCAAATATAGAAATTTTAAATTATCTTTACTACATGTTTTTAACAAAGTTGATATTTTTGGTGTGCATAGCGGCGTTGATGCTGTATTTGTGCTGCACTGACGACTTTAACGATAGTGATTTGATATGAGCATATTAGGAAAAGGCAGTATAGCCGCCTTAAAAGGCATACACCCAGATTTGGTTAAGGTAATCACAGAAGCTATTAAAGACACGCCTGTAGACTTTACAGTTACGGACGGTGTACGTACTACAGCACAGCAAAAAGCCCTGTATTCGAAAGGTAGGACGGCAGGGGGTAGCATAGTAACTAATGCGGATGGAGTTAAAAACAAATCTAATCACCAGGTTAAAGCCGATGGGTATGGACATGCAGTAGATTTGTACCCTTACGTTAACGGGAAAGTAGACTTTAATGATAGCGCAAATAACCTATCCATAATAGCTGCCCATATTAAGGCAACAGCTAAGTGTTTAGGCATTGCAATTACATGGGGCGGGGATTTCAAGTCAATACTTGACAGGCCACATTTTGAATTAAATAAATAAACATCATGGCAGACGTAAGATTATCAAAGAAATTCACATTGCAAGTACCCGATTTTGTTAGAGGTGCTTTGCTGGCAGTAGGTGCCTCGGTTTTAACCGTAATACAGCAATCAATTGAAAAAGCCGAACTAAAATTCAATTGGTCAATTATTGGCACAACGGCTGTAAGTGCGTTTGTGGCGTACTTGTTAAAGAATGGGGTATTTGAGGCCCCTAAGGTTATAACAACTGTAGACACCAACACTAAAGCCGTTAACGCTACTGAAAGGATTAAGGAGGCTGTGTGATTTAAAACTCTCCACCGCCCACATCCTTAAAAAACATGTGCCAGATTGCAACCAGAATAAGCAATAGTATAATTGCTACTCGGGCTAACTGAGCGATGATTATTAATAGGTCGGTTAGGCAAGGGTTCATGGTCTGCCAAATTTATCTATATAACGCTGTGTATCGGTTATAAGGATAGTTAATTCAACTATAAATATGCTCACTTCGTCGTTATCGCATTTAGCCTTTACCATTTGGTACAATAGTTTGGCGCAGGTGTTTAGGTCTTTCTTCTTCATAGATTGTATATTTTACAGATAAAGCACATAACCAAAACCAGGGCTAATACTATCCACAATCCAAACGTAAGGCCATTCATAAATTCCGCATCTTTTATCTTTTGTATTTTATCAGATAATTTATCCCTTAACTCAACATTATCGGGATAAATTTCATCTACTATTTTTTGTGTTTCCGTTTTCATAAGATATTAATATATAATAAACTTCATCACTTCCGCTATATCTGGAATACCTATTTCTTAACTGTATATCTAATGCCTGGTATTCCGCGCTTGTTATTCTTGTTTTCATTTTCATTGCTTCTTCATTAATAAAAATACGATGCAGCCTATGCCTGAAATGATAAGGGATAGGATTAACGCAGTGGGGGTTGTTAGGTGCATGGTTTTAAGTTTTTTGTTTACAATCCTTGCAAGTGGCGAACCCGTCTTTGTGCAAAGTCCAGCCGTTTAACTTTGCATTCTTGCGACTATCTCGGTAGCAATTAACACCATCAAAGGCTATTTCCTTGTGGACCATACAATATTGACAATGTATATCCATAGTATATCCTGATACTACGAACATAGCTTGGGGATGTCTTTCTTTCATTATCTTATTTTCACAATTTTTTACTTTTTACACCCCGCGCTAACTATTAGCAAGAGGATTATTGTTAGTGTGTGTTTCATTTAGTAATTATATTTTGCCTCTTTAATATTTTTTTCTAAATATAAATTAGAACATTGTTTGCAAATAGGCCTATTGGTTTTCACGTGCCAATACATGGTTTCTTTATTACAAAAAATACAACACTCCAAAACTCGCGTGTTTTTGTACATATCTATTGGTTCTTTTTTTACTGAAATCATATTTTATTAATTTATACCGTTACCGTTATATCGCCCAACCCTAAAATGCAATAGCCGGGTTGTAGGCCAAATTGCGATTCGTTGCGAAGGATGTAAATTACTTTGGTGGTAATTATACCGCCCACATGGTTTAATGTTTCAGAGTTTACCTCGTAGAGTTTAAGGGTATCCCCTACCTCAAAGCCCCGATCATCTTTTCTTATCTCAAAAGACTTATTACCCCTGGCTACTTCATGCCAGTACTCGCTGTGTGTTTTTAATTTGTGTGTTTGCATCTTTTTAAAGTTTAATGGTGAGTTCTTGGCCGGTTAGGGCGTGGTAAAGGTTTTGAAGTTGGTGAACGTAAGTACACGTAGTATCATGTTGACCAACCCAAATAGATTCCTCATGATAATAAACGCTTATTTCGTTGGATATCTTGAACTGTATAAGCATCCCTAAATCGGCCATATCTTTTACTTCAAACCCTGCCCCTATCAAAATATCCGGCGTGATGGGGAGGCCTACAACATACACAGATTGGCATTCAATAAAATCCAATAGCTTTAAATCTACCTGCCAAATCTCATCCTCGTGGGGTTCGTGTTGTACCCAATTCCCAATCCTTAAATCTGTGCTACTTAGTTGCATGGTTAAATGTTTAATGATAATAAGGGTTATCGCATCTACGGCAATGGGCAATGCCTCTACCCATATATCCAGTTGTTAAAGTTGGAGTAGTGCAGCTACACCAAAACGGCCCGTTGGTTCCTTCTTGGTGAGGTTTTCGGTATCCGTATAGCGGCGATTTACTTAGCTGCTGCTTTTCTGTTTGCGGATTATTTGCATCCATATATCCGTTGCTTTTCATCTTAACTGTTTAGTTTTCGGAGTTGGGTAAGTAAATCTGTTTTAATCTACCATATCTTTCACCTGCTAAAAAAGCAAGTCTTAACTTATTCCATTCGGGATCATTGTATATACCGAACCAACTGGCATATCTATCAGCCATCTTTTCAGCTGATTCGGCAATTTCCAATTCTGTTAATTCCTGCTCAATACTTCCCATTTTGGAAACAGTTTCTTTTTGCTGTACTTTATCATGAGTACTGAGTGGGCCGAATGTAGTTACCGCATCGTTGGAAACATCTTTTGGCGGTAGGGCGCGGTAGATTTGGCGGGTTTCATATACCCATTGAATTAATAAAGGCACATTTGGTTTATCAACCCATCCCACTGTCGGGCTAAACAATTGTGTTACTTCAAGTGCCTCCCCTTTAAACCCATATTCTATTGGGTTGTTTAGGTGGTCGAAGGCTGGCAAAGCATTATGCACATTCGCGCATAGCAAGCCATCTTCATTGGTCGCATCACAAGCTAATCCTGGCGTTGTTGAATATATCGTTACTGTTTTCATATCTTAAGTTTTAGAATGTTTTTAGAGTTTGCCGCCTCATCTATCGCCGCATTCCAAATAGCCATGTACAATTCACCGGCTATCTTATTCCTGTTATCGGCTACAACCTGTTTTAGTTTGTCTTTCATGGTTTGCTTTTGTTTGAATTGATAATATGACTTATTATAAAGGCGAACACGATGCAAGAAACCATATCAAATCCTAATACCAGGGCATATATTTCATCTAATTTTTTTCCATAATCCACATGCTCTATGATTATAGTTTTAGGTTGCGAGGTATCATACATTTGCTGCGTGCCGATAGCAATGTTATCGCCCATTACTTTTGTTTGCCCACAGCACTCTGAATATGTAGAGTTACCATAGCCTATTTGTTTTGCAACTGGAAGGTCACCGATGGGGATATATTTTCGGTATCCTTCTTGTTTAACCATTGCTTCGCGAGATCCTACTATTACATTTTGCGATTCTGGTTTTTGATTTTTCATCTTACTTAATTTTATACTCCTCTCTCCACTTTCTACACATCTTAATACAATCCATCTCGCTGTAATAATAGCGAACCTTAACCGGCCAATCATACAACCAATAGCGCCTGTATAAAACGCACTGGAAACGGGAATAGCGGTCTATGGTGTAGGTGCAACGGTGAATCATAGGACATTATTTAGCTTTTTCTTTTTTGTTTAAATCTGCCTTAACAAGTAATTCAACATACTCGCTAAACTTTCCTCGCAGTTTCATTTTTACCGCCTCGTCTTGACCTGCTTTTTTAATTCGGTCGTCTATTCTGATTGTTGTTGTTGTTATCATGCCGGTAAAGGTAAATACATTATATTGATAATCCAAATATTAAATAAATAAATAAAGTTTAAATTTTATTTGCATCCTAAATTATTAATATAGTTATTTGTGGTATGAAAACAATAAATAACTAATAGAAAAATATGGAAACTACAGAAAAAACACCGTGGCGTAAAAACCTCGATAAACGATATATAAGCGGTGAGGACCTGCTAATGGATCAAAAAGGACTAAAAAAAGAAATGGTGGTAACATTGTCAACGTGGCAGGACAGTCCTGCGTTTGACCAGAAACTGCAAAAAGAAGTAGATAAAACCGCTATTTGGCTAAAGGAATACCCATCTGGTAAACCGTTATATAAACCGGCATTGCTTAATGTTACAAACGGTGATTTTCTGTCAAAAGAAATTGGTAACGGGTCGCTTTACATTGACGATTTCGATAAGACTAAGCCGTTTATTATTTACGCTATGCCAGACCGTAGACATGGACACGTTGCCAGGCTAAAGAAATATTACCCGCCTGTACAGGTTAGCGACAAAAAGGCAATTGAATCATTAACCGTCGCTAAAACATTGCCAGAATTAGAATCTGCATGGGGGGCATTATCCCCCGATGAAAAGAAATTACCAACCGTTATTGCAAAAGCTAAAGAACTTAAAGCACAATTAGCATGATCCCACACTACGACATCATACAAGGAACAGAAGAATGGTTTAAAATCAAATGGGGCAAAGTCGGCGGCTCAACATCTAAAGGATTGTTTGTGCCGTCTGACACATTATTAATTCAACTCCTATCCGAACATACAGAAGATTTTGTAATGGACGACGATAGCTATATTAGCGCCGATATGCAGCGAGGGGTTGAGTTAGAACCAATGGCAAGGCGCGAAGTTAGTTTATACGCTGGCATTGAGTTTATAGAATGTGGATGGCTGCAAAGTTCAACCATCCCGATTTTAGGTATATCGCCTGACGGTATATCTAAAGACGAAACCATATCTTGGGAAGGAAAATGCCCATCTGCCAAAAAACACATTGCAACGGTTTACAATAACGATATACCGGCTGATAATATTCACCAGTGCCTGCATTACTTCACCGTTAACGAAAGGTTAGAGCGGCATTTGTTTAGCTCATTCAGGCCCGAAAGTAAATATCCTTTATGGTGTAAATGGCTAACAAGGGATAGTATTATTGATCTTGGCACAAAAGCGAAACCCAACTGTAAAACAGTACAGCAATGGGTAGAAATAGCCACCAAAAACGCATTTGAATTAGAAGCAAACTTAGAATTAGGACTTAAACAATTAGATAAAATTTAACATGCAACAACCAGGACAAGTAAAGCGCATAGGCGCAATCGAACAAGTAACAGACAAGTTTAAAAAACGTGATTTGATATTAGACATACCGGGGCAATTCCCGCAGGTAATCAAATTTGAGGCCGTACAGGATAAGTGCCATTTATTAGATAACCTAATGCCAGGGCAAAACATTGTTGTCCACTTTAACCTGAATGGCCGGGAGCACAATAACAACATTTATAATACACTTCAGATTTGGAAGGTAGAGTAACCACACACTTTAAAAACTAAAAAGATTATGAAAAAAAACTTAGCAACAAGGCTTCGCGAACGCACCGAAACAATCGAATACCGTTCTATTATATCTCGGTTAAACAACACTGCGCAAACGGGCCGAAAAGAATTTCTAATTATAAACATGCAGCCCGACACTATTTGCAGGCTTCAAAACGAGGGTATCACCATTGAACGGTTTAAAGAATTTGGAACTATGAAATACAGATTAACATGGGCCGAAACACGCGAGCAACAATTAGCACAATCCCTAAAATGGAAAGTTGATTTTGCAGAAAAGCATATTAGTGTGCCCCAATCGGAATTAACCGAAGCGGAAGAAAACGCAATGGTTTTAGAGTTACGCAGTTTAGGATTTCACATTCAATCGGCTATAGCATGATTATCAAACTAAACTCCGCATCCCTATTATCTGGTATGCAATCCGTTACTAAATCGGTAAGCACTAGTAACGTAATACCGGCCCTTACTAATTATCTTTTTGATATTAGAAATACTGATATTCGCATTATTGGCAATAATATGGAAACGCAAATATCTACAAAAATAAATTGCGATTCTGATGGAATGGGACTATTTGCAGCGCCGCAAACATTATTACAATTGCTGCGAGCTTTACCAAATCAGGGGATTGAATTAGATATTAATGATTTGCTACTAACAGTTAAATATGCCGGAGGATCTGCTGAAATGCCGGTAATAGACGGGGGCGAATTCCCAATACTAAAGAATGACACTAAAAAAACCTTAGTGATAAATGGGACTGATTTTGCTGCGTCAATTAAAAAGGCTGCATTTGCTATTGATGATGATAGTTCTTTACCGCTAGGGTGTTTATCTGTTAAAATAACCCCTAA